CCGTTACTTAATGGTTATACTAGCAAATAGCAAATATAAGCGATGCCGTTCCAGAGAGGACTTTGATTGTCCCTGTTGCGGCTACCGGATGAACTACTAACGAAAAGGTATCAGTCCCATCTGCTTGGACCAAAGCCTCAACGGAAACCTGATGTACTCCGTCAGCAGGTAAACTATTAACGGTTTTACCTACAGGACCGACATCAGAAAGGTTCTTCCGAATCGCTACAAAAGTGGATAAGGTCTCCCCGACCGAATCCGATATTGAAATGACTCCGGAAATCCTGTATGCTCCTTTCGGTGGTGTGAACAAAGTACCCGACGCGACAGAAATGTCGAGAGCGTCGAATAGCGTTGTTGAGAAAACCACAGAAGTTGTAGCTGCATTGCCAACAGTTTGGTCCCCAGTAGAAATGAACTGGGAGCAGTTGGAAGGAGCAGGAGGAGAAGAGTTGGGCGACTGGGGGGTGAAGAATCTCACTTTGTAAAACATCCAAACTTTGCCGATACTTGAAGTATCAGCACAATCGTTGGTGTAAACAGTGAATGATCCTGAATCAAAGTTCTTTGGATCACCCAAAACAGCACCCTGTCGGAGAAACTTTCTACGAGTATTGCCCCTCATGTTTGATGGGTTCGCTCGAATGACGAAAGAGTTCCAGACATTTGACTCTTGAGTGCCGACCATCTGAGATGCTTCTAACTCAGTGGCCGGAGCCGGGTCTGTTGGATCATAGTCGAAGCAGACGCCTATTGATCCTTTCGTATTAGAAGGGGATCGAGTGATGTACTCGAGTCCAAACTCTTCAAACTCATACTCTTCATAATCCGCTGCAATTGCGGCTAACCATGAAGACAATCCGGAAAGTCCTGGATTGAGCTTTTGATGTAATTGGACTGTAAAACCGGTAGAACCGGGAAGGTTGCCCAAGAGTAATTCACGATGCGAAATAACGCATGTATTAGCATTAGCTTGAAGCTTAGCCATTTTACTCTTATTCATTGATCCGTAAGCTGCGGATACAGAAAAAGGCTGATTCCCGAGAAAATCAGACATAGAAAGGAGTTTTGAGTTTCCTCCTCCTCCACTACGTCCTCGGTTCTTTCCACCACCCGTCTGCGTAACGACTTGTTGAACTAATTGGGGTTGTTTTCCCATATAGGGCCTGAATCCCAATTGTTGAGGGATTCTTGGAGCGTTACGACCGACAGGAGTCGGTGATTGGTACCCAAACGGGAGACGTCCCGGTGGGTAGTTGCCTACTTGAAATGTTGTTTTCTTGACGATCTTTTGGTTTTTTCCTGGCATTGCCGGTGATTTATACTATACTTGGTATGGTGTGCCCTAAGTTTCGGGGACTATTCATCCAAATGCAACCTCTCATTATTCGTGAGGATGAGCCGTGTAGTCTCTTGGCGATTTGTTTCGCTCGGAAAGTTTTACCTACTTCTATTTTGGTAGAACCGATTTGGTCGATTACACATTTGGACACCATAGGATCCTGGGCATTATTCGCCCTGTCAAGATTATTTATACATTGAGAGCGACGAATTCGTCGAACTCATCCTCTGTCGTAGGCCAGAGATTCTCACTAAGGGGCATGATGGGCTCATCCGATGGAATTGGAACATGAGCAATTGAAGGGGTAAAGAAACCACCTCCCGTGCATTCCAAGAAATAATCATTTCCATACGGACCAGCTTGCGCTACGCCATCATAAATATTTAATAATCTCTCGATCGATGGAAGGACTGCTTCGGGAGGTTCCGGTTCAGGACCCATCCCATGACTATAAAAAGCACGTCTTCTAGAAAACATCGTCGGACCAGCTAGCATGTGCATCATCCTTTTATGTCGAATATAATCTAAGGGAAGCGTATCGGATGTGTAATTTCTCACACCGAATACATCCCAGACATAATTAATTAAGCCATCAGCACGTTCACATACAGTGTCGCTTTCAAGAGCAACATCGAGTTGTAGACGTTGGTCATCAGAGACTAACCCCTTAGGAGCAAACTTACTCAGAATCTTGGACTTATCTTCCAGCCAAGATTCGAACTTCCAAACAGTATCGGATGCCGAAAGATAACTATATGCCTTTGGTCCAAGTTCCAACTCCTCGGAACGATTACTAAGCATATGTAGGAAAGCGCAAGCATCAGGAAAATCTTCGACTGTTGCCTTGCGATCTTTTCGACATCTCCAAGGTCCTATTTCACTTAAGGACGGCATCTCCTCCACTTTCATACAATACTGACGAGGCTCCCAATACTTAAATAATTTATTTACAGAGATTGGTTTGAGTGATTGCCACTTATTAAACCATCTAAGATAGATTTTCTTTTCTGTCTTTGATTGGTTTTGTCCAGCATTGGACCATTGATGAATTAGAGTGAGACGGCCAGTTGATGCTGAGAAGTCTTCGGTATAAATACTCGGATCTACATATTCATCGATCTGAGCGAAATGGACAGGCGGTTGAAATGCCAAAAGTTTTTTATGCATCTTCTCCCAGCGAACTTCACCATACTCAATCTTCTTGGTAAGGTGTTCGCGAGGGTTTGTAAGAAGTAAAGATGCAACTTTTCGCTGCTCGATGGAGATACCAATTTCAGTACCTTCATCAAGATCTGCATTGATTCCGAATCCACCCAGGTGAGCCGGCAAATACCAATTTGGTTTAAACTTACCGCGATAGCGATTGTTGAACCTAATAAGGCATTTGGGTATACTGGGAGACGACCAAGGACAGAAACGAACCATTTCATTTAAATTTGTACCGAGAGTTTCGGGATCTGCTTCGGATTCTCCAGATTTAAGAGAGAATCCTGTAACAAGTTTAAGATTCAGATACCCAACTCGAGTAAGTTTATTATTTTTCAATATATAATTTCTTGAATTTATTTGCGCGAATCCCTTGCACAAATAATTCTTTCCTGGCGAGGGAGTCCAGCCTACGTCTA